ACTACGCCGCCCGCGCCCGTGCTGCCGCACTCCGTGCTTACGCTGACGCGGCCTCAAAGAGCTTCTCTGAGCGCGGCGAGCTGAGCAGTGACCTCGAGGACATCAACCAGCTTGAGGACTTCAACTACAGTCCGGCCGCCTTGCAGTACCTCCGGGATTATCAGGCAGCTCTGACTGGGTACGCCGGCCCGTACTCTCTATCATCGATGGATCTCAATAAAGACGGTCCATACACCACGTCAGACCTCGAGCGGTATGCGGCGATGGGCGACCCGCTCAGCCGGATGTACGCCAACTTCAACCTTTCCGGCCAGAACGATGCGTGGGACGTAGGCAACCTTCAGTTCGCGCCGAACCAAAACTACCGCATCGTTGATCGATCCACCGGTGAGGTGCTGTATAGCGGCAAGGGGTACGAGGCTGGCGAGAAGATCTCTGGTATCGCCTCCGGCCTGTTCGACAACAGCGGCAAGATGGCTGACTGGGTCATCGAGCAGCAGGGCCCGGAAGGTGGTGAGTGGGCGCAGCGCTACGAGCACGATCCTGAGACCAGTGGTTTCAGCGACTTCCTGCTGGCAGCTGCGCCATTCGCCACGATGGGCCTGCTCTCCGGCCTTGGTGTTCTAGCGCCAGCTGCAGCCACTGGAAGCGCCCACGCCGGTATCGGTGCAACGATTGGGGCTGGTGGTCTGGCGAACGCTGCACCGGGCTTGGCCACGCTGGGGGCTGGTACAGCTGCTGGAGCCGCCGGGCTCGCCGTACCCACTCTGGGTGCCGGCGCGCTGAGCTCTTTGGCTGCGCCCATCACGGTTGTTGGAGCCCCTGCTGCCGGTGGCATCGGCGCGGGAACTCTTGCTGGTATAGGTACTGGCATCGCCTCCGGTATAGGTGCAGCCTCCGGTATAGGTGGAACCGCGTCAAACGCAGCGGCAACCCAAGCTGTTCCAGACGAGATCGTAGTGACCGGTTCAAATGTGGTGCCGGGCGGTGTTCCGGTTGACATACTCGGCGGGACGCTTGGCACTATTGCGGGTGGTGTGGCTGGCATTCCAGCGAATGCCATTACGCCGACCACCGGTGGAGGGGGAGGTGGGCTGAGCACTCTCGATTATATCCGCCTCGGCCTGATCGCCCCCGGCGTGATCGGTGGTATCGCGGATGCGCTGGGTGGCGGAGGGGGCGGCACTCTCCCGGTCGACAATAGCGCCGTCCAGTACAGCCCGCTTAGCCGTCAGCAGACAATCCGTAGTGCCAATGATGCCCCGTTTGATGTCTTCACGTACGGTCAGGCGGCACCCGGCGCGCAGAGCGGGGAGTTCGCATTCTTCCAGCCTGCGGCGCCGTCTGCCGTGAAGCTCAAGGAAGGTGGCGAAGCTGACGATGACATGGTAAAGCACCTTGTCGAATACAGCAGCGGCCGAGGTCATATGGGTCCGGGGCAGGTCAAGGGTATCGGAAGTGGTCAGGAAGACCTGATCCCGGCTTGGCTCTCTGACGGCGAGTATGTCTGGAGCGCTCAGGATGTTGCCGATCTGGGCGATGGTTCGACTGATGAGGGGGTGCGCCGCCTCGATAAGATGCGTCAGATGGTTCGCAAGCAGGCGGGCCGGAAGGACACTAAGAAGATTGCGAAGCCCCAGCGTGGCATCGAGCACATGCTGAAGGCCGTAGGAGGTGCAGCGTAATGGCCGTTCAGCAGACTACCACCCAGACCATCCTCCCGGAATGGTATACGCAGTACGCGCGGAACCTGACTGGCAAGGCGATGTCCGCAGCGGAGGAGCCGTATCAGGCGTACAACCTCCCGCGCATCGCCGGCTTCGCGCCGGAACAGGAGCAGGCCTTCGCAATGGCTCCGACTGCGGCTGCTTCATATAAGCCGTATCTGGAGAACGCGGGTGTTCTGGCCACGGCTGGCGGAACTGGCAGTGCTCTGGGCGCAGCCTCGCCGTACCTCGCGCGTGGCGCTGGATCATTCACCGATCCGGGCGTCGCCGGCCGCTACATGAACCCCTACATCCAGCAGGTCGTCGCTGGCATTGGCGACGTCGCTGCCCGAAATCTGCGTGAGAAGATTCTCCCTGAGGTCAACCGCACCTTCGTTGGTGGGGGAACCTTCGGCGGGAGCCGGAGTGCTGAGTTCACCAATCGCGCCATCCGGGATGCCGGATCGGCGGCACTGGCTCAGCAGGTTCAAGCCCTGCAACAGGGATACACGCAGGCCGCCGACATTTATGGTCAGGAGGCTGGCCGGTCATTGACCGCTGGTCAGCAGGCGGGCGCCCTTGCCGGCGATGATTACACCCGGATGATTGAGGGTGCGCGCGGGCTGGGGGCTCTGGGTCAGTCGGCCCAGCAGATGGGCTTGCAGGAGGCAGAGACCTTGCAGGGGATTGGTGCGCAGCGCCAAGGTCTCGCGCAGAAGTCTGCCGACCTCGCCTATCAGGACTTCACTGCGCAGCGCGACTATCCGTGGACGCAGCTCGAGCGCATGTCCCGTGTGGCAGGGACGCCGAGCGCGACTGGGAGCACCACTGTCGAGAGGGCGCCGGGGCCGTCCAGCGCCTCACAGATTGGGGGCGCCCTTGCCAGCATCGCTGGAATCCTTGGCTCCGCCGGCGTGTTCAAGGATGGCGGCGAGATCGAAAAGAAGAAGAAGTCGAAGCGCGGCCTTGGCTGGTTGAAGGACAAGAAGTGATGGACATTCAGGGGGAAGCTCTTCGTCGCAAGAATGCTGGTGATCCTCGGCCCATCCCGATGATCATCGCTGAGCTCTCTGGTGGTGCACCGCAGGGAGGTGCCCCGGCCGTCGCTCCGTCGCCAGCCTCACCGGTTCCTGTTGGACAGCCGGTTGAGGTGCAGGCGCCTGCGCCCGTTGCTGCAGTCCCCCCGATGAGTACGCCCTACAGTTCCGTGGAGAAGGCGCGTGGTGCGTCGGCCGGCGTAAGCGCCACTGACGTCGCGGTTGCGAACGCGGCGCAGCAGGGTAAGCCTGAGGCCGATCTGCTCACGCGGGTTCGTGCCCAGCAGGCTGCGGCATTGCGCGATGAAGAGGAGAGGATGGCGGCACTCCGCGCCTCCGCCAAGGTTGATCCGCGCATGGAGGAAATGTTCCGTCAGCGCGAGGAGCGATATGCTCGCGAAGAGGCGGAGATTGCTAAGGACGAAAAGAAGCAGGCATGGAACGCTCTGGCTATGGCGGGCTTCCAGATGGCTCAGTCAACCAGCCCGTATTTCCTCTCGGCACTTGCCGCCGGCCTGCAGTCCGGCTTCGAGGGCTTCAACGCCGCAAAGGCTGCCGCTGCCGAGAAGAAGGCGCGCCTGCTGGACGCGCGCGAAGGCGTGCAGCTTAGCCGCATTCAGGCTGAGAACGCCGCTGCTGACCGCATGATGGCCGACCGCAATGCAGCGATGACCGCCGTGATGCGTGAGCAGGATGCGATTGCGAAGGCCCTTGAGGTCGAGATGGCGAACGAGCTAAACCCCCTGCGCAAGGAGCAGCTCAAGGTGCAAATCCAACAGGTGCGCGCCAATATCGCAAACGATGCCGCACGCCTCGGCCTTGCCTACCGCGCTGATGCGCGGGCAGCGGCTGCGGCGGCACGAGCGGCACGAGCTGCACGAGGCTCCGGCGATCTGCCTGCCAAGGCTCGCTGGGCAGCTCTCGCCAAGGCGGATGAGTACGGCCGTGACTTCGCGGAGAAGGCACTCGAGTCTCAGGGCATCACCCCTGACGATCCGGGATATGCCGCCGCCTTTGAGCGGGCGGCTGGTCAGGGCGCAGACATCTGGATCAACACCAATCGTCAGGCCAAGGCGATTCTTGGTGCAGGGGCTCCGACGATCAAGGCTCCGCCTCCTCCCCCGCCTCCCAAGGAGGAGAAGAAGGGCTGGTTCAGCGGCTGGTTCGATTGATGTTGCTGGGCTAAGGCTGTATACCCTATTCTCCCGGCACGGAGATCCTGATGCCCAGACTTGTTATTCTTCCCGATGGTCGTGCGGTTTATGCGCCGGACGAGATGACGCGCGATCAGGTTCTGGCTGCGAGTGGCTTCGCTGCGCCGGCCGCGCCTGAGCCTGACGTCCGGGATGACGAGCAGAAGTCTGACATCATCGATGACATCCAGCGCGGGCTCGGCGGTCTATTGGCTGGCACCGGCTCCGCCATCCGCGACATCAACGAAGGTGCTGGCCGATGGCTGCAGGAGCGCGGCAACGAGATCGTCGCGGCCAACCCTGCCGACTACGGGTCACTCAGTGACATCAGTGGCATTGGAGACCTTGTTGGTTTCGGGATTGAGCGCCTCGCTGAGACTGCGCCCCAGCTCGTTGGCGCAGGTATCGCGTCCGCAGTGGGCTCGCCTCTGGCTGGCGCAGCCATTCTCGCCGCGCCGACTGGTGTGTCGACCTACGGTTGGGCGCGCCAAGCTCAGCGCGACACTGGCCAAGAAAGCTATCTGCGCGCAGCGGCGGCTGGCGTCGGAGCGGGCGCTCTGGATCTCCTCGGTGTTGCTCGCGTACTTCCGGGTAACGTCGCGAGCAGGCTGCTGGGCGATGTCGTGAAAGGTGGTATCCGCGGCACCGTCAAGAGCGGCCTGAAGGTTGGCGGTGAAGAAGCGCTGACGGAAACAGGGCAGCAGGTTCTGCAGCGCTTTGGTGGCATGCAGGAACTCACGTCACCTGAGGCTATGGAGGAGTACGCCTTCTCCGCTCTGGCTGGCGGCTTGGTCGGCGGTGGACTCGGTGCGGGTGCTGGCGCGGTGCGCAGCTTCACATCGCCGACCGAAGCGCCCCCCATTGAGGATGTGGGGACGCAGGGCTTCAGGGCAACGGCTGCCCCGCAGATCGAGGTTCCGCCCGAGATTGCGTCCGCAGCGCCACTGGCAACCATCGATATCCCAGACATCGAGGCCCCAGAGCCGGGCGCCGTCAGGACGATGGCGGTTCTCTCGCAGCCGGACGAAGGCGGCAGGGTGTGGGTCCGCACCCCAGAAGGCGTCACCACGCAGATGCCTGAGTTTCTGCTCAGCCAGATCGGCGGAACATACACGCCGTTCACTGAGCCCACTTCCGGCGTGGTTCCGGGCGAGACTATCGGGACTGGCACCACGACGATTACCGTGAACGATGTGCCGGTCACCACGTCCGGGTCTCTACAGCCCACCATGCCTGTGGCGCTTCCGATTGGTGAGCCCGTAGACGTTACTGCTCCCGTCGATGTCACGGCTCCAATTGAGGTGGCCGCCCCTATCGAATCGCCGGCTCCTATTGAGGCGCCAGCTCCACCCGAGTCCGTTCCCCCGGTCGAGGCTCCCGCCCCTGCCGAAGCACCCGCCCCGATTGAGTCTCCGGCTCCGGTCCCGGCCCCCGCTCCGGCTCCGATTGAGTCTCCGGCTCCGGTCCCAGCCCCAGCTCCGGCTACGGCTGAGGTGCCCGCCATCCCAGCCCCCGCTCCAGCGCCGGCAGCCATTGAGCCGCCGGCCATCGCGACGCCTGCGCCCGCGCCTGCACCCGAGGAATACGTCTTCACGGCTGAGAGGGCAGCGAAGGCTGGTAGCCATGACCCCAAGCTGGCGAAGGCTCTGATCGGCAAGACTGTCAGCGGAGCAGCAGAAGCGCTGGCCCAGCGGACGCCGGTAGAGCCCTATAAGATTCTCGCGAACCGTGTCGCTGGTGTTGCCCGTGCGATTGAGGGTGCGGGCGTACGTATGCCAGTTGGGGTCACAGCTATTCCGGGCGGGCAAGGTGCCGTCAGTGATAGTACTATGGCCGCAGCCAGAGAGCCGGGGACCGCCGGGGTGACGCAGTCATTCCCGCGCGCTGACGGAATTGGTTATTCCGCGGTAGAGGTTGCCATGCGGGGCAAGCGCTCCAAGAATGCGCCGCGCGGCGCAAATGAGCGCACCCTTCTGCACGAGCTTCTCCATTCAGTGACGACTGGCGCACAGCGTATGTCGGAGGCGGGGCAGCTTCCCTCCGGTAGCCGCGTTAGCGAAGCCCTCAAGCAGATCAAGGAGCTGCATGGTAAGGTCAAGCAGGGCGCTGCTGATATTGAATCCGGCAAGCTAAAGGTCGACCCTGAAGTTCGTGCGGCCCTCGCTCGGCTGCGGGGATCGAACGCATTCCTGAACGAGCGCGAGCTGCTCGCGTGGGGCATGACGGACTACGACATGCAGCTCGTCCTTAAGGCCATCCCGGTCAAGGGCGGGAACGCATTCACCGAGTTCGTCCGCCTGATCGGCCGGATGCTTGGCGTCGGACCGAAGGACATGAGTGCACTGCGTGAGCTGATCGAGCTCACTGAGGTTGTGATCCCGACCGAACCTGCGGCGCAGCAGGAGATTGCGGACATCGTCTCCGGGAAGGCTGTAGAGCCAGTCACTGAGCCTGAGGCTGGGGTGGTGGCCGATGTTGATGCTGAGGCTAAAACTCGCTCGCAGGTCACATCAGAAACCCCTGTGTTCCATGGCACTAATGTCGATTTTGACGATCTGAATTTCAACCAACATCGCGGCGGTATTACATTCACAACTGACCCAGACCTTGCTGATTATTACGCTAAGGACCGCGCCAAGAAACTTGGTGGAACTGGTCGAGTCGTAGAGTCACGTCTTAATATCACTAACCCCCTCTACACTAATGAGACGAATGATTACGTAGAGGATGTGCGGTATGCGAAAGAAAATGGCTATGACGCAGTCATTGGTCCTGCGCATGAGGGCCCAAATCCGCCACTAAATATTACTGTTTGGGATGAGAAGGCTATTGCAAAACCTGGGTCTACTCAGACCGAGTCCTCAGCATTCAAGGCATGGTTCGGTGGCAGCAAGGTGGTGGATGCCGATGGCAAACCGCTGGTGGTTTATCATGGGACGCAGGGCGAGGCGTTCGACATCTTCAAGCCCGGAGCGTGGTTCTCGGAGAACCCTAGCGAGAGCAGTGCGTACACCTTTGCGAGCGACATTCCCAAGCGTGACAGGGCGACTGGGAAATACCGAATTGCGAGTGGCGCAGAGCTCGCCGGTCAGAGGGTACCGTACGCTGGCATACTTGCGGATATTGAGAACAAGGAGGTTGGTGGCGTATATGCCACTGATAACGGGGTATACCGCTCTCTCGGTAACGGGAAGTGGGAGGTTTTCTCCGATCTTGATAGCGATTACGACGACTTCGACTATGACAGCATGACTGTCGTTCTCCGCCGAGGTGATTTCCAGCGGCAGGCGGAGGATCTAATCAGGGACTACGAGGGCGCCGTCGAGCGTGCCTACCCCGGTGGCGTCGGCGGTCGCGTGTATCCGGTGTACCTCTCGATCAAGAATCCAATTAAGCTTCCACCCCTCGAGGCAAATCGGATTGCCCGGCGCCTAGGAATGGGTGACGCAGATATTGATGCGAAGATCCGTGAATACGAGGCGGCTGGGTACGACGGTATCGAGACCACCAGTGATGAGGCCACGCTGTTCCCGGAGGTATTCGAGGATCTCGGCGGCATCCCCCGGCAGTGGGTCGCGTTCCGGCCGGAGCAGATCAAGTCAGCCACCGGAAACCGCGGCACCTTCGACCCAAATCGTCCTGAGATCGACCGCCAGCAGCAGGCACCCACCCCACGCCCGATTGTCCAGTACTCTCTGGGTGATGAGACGAAGCTCGATGCGTTCAAGCGCCGCTGGGTAGACAAAAACCGGCGCCTATATTTTGTCGAGGAGATGATCGCTCAGCAGCAGGGCGCTCCGATCCCTCGCACTCAGCGCCCAACCGAGAAGGCCGCTCTGTTTGAGGGGCGCGCTGACACCCGCATTCAGGAGCTGCAGCGCGATCACTTCGACAAGATCGTCAACGCGATCAAGGATGAAGGTCTACAGCCGCACGAAGTCGACACGTACCTGATCTCTCGGGCAGCATTCGACCGAAACGCGAAGGTCGCGCGCCGGAACCCGGAGATGCCGGACGGTGGTATCGGCATCACCAACGCTATCGCTCAGCAGAACCTGCTCGACGCCGCGAATAGTGGCCGGCTGCCAGCCCTTCAGCGCATTGCTGAACTGTATGATGCGATGACCAAGCAGACCCGCGACACGATGGTCGAGTACGGTTTGCTGAGCAAGAAGCAGGCTGACGCATTGGTTCGGGAAGAGCCCTTCTACGTACCAGCCAAGGGCACGTCACTCGAGGGCGACTTCACGGAAGCGGCGGCAGACGTTTTCTCCGCGCCGGGCTCAGGTCGCGGCTTCTCGGTTCCGCGCAAGGAGTACCTCGCGGCGAAGGGCCGTCGTTCTCTGCCATTCAGTCCGCTTGCGACGGCGATGAATGACGCGGCCGAGACCATTGTCCGTGGGGAACGCAATCGCGTTGGCCAGTCCTTCCTCGACGATATCGCTCGCAAGTATGACTCGAATGCGTGGGAGGTTTTCACGGACGAAAACCCAGACACCACCCTCCAGTATGTCCAGAAGTCGAATACGGTTCGCCGCGTTCCCGTCGACATGGCGGCAAACTCGAAGAACTACTTCGTCGTCAAGAAGCAGGGTAAGCCCTACTACATCAAGATCGAAGACCCCCTCCTACTGCGCGTCCTCACCAACGGTAGCACGCAAGACTTCTCGGCCGTGAACCGCTTCCTCGGCAATACGATTGGCCGAGTGACCCGAATGATCTCGCAGCTGCACACCACGCTGAACCCCGAGTTCGTCATTCCCAACATCATCCGTGACGTCGAGGCCGCAGCCTTCAACATCGCGGCCGAGCAGGACATGGTCGACGGCCGTCTCGCTGGAAAGAAGATCGTCGCTGGCGTGATGAAGGACATCAAGTCCTTCGATAACTTCAAGCGCCTTGCCAAGGCGACGTTCAATCACGAGGCCACGACGGCAGAGCAGCGCCAGACCAACGCCCTGTTCCAGCAGGCCAAGGAGGACGGCGCCTTCACCGGATGGATCCTGTATTCTACGCCGGAAGAGCACATGGCGAAGATCAAGGGGGAGCTCGAGAGCGCCACTGCTACAGGTAAGAAGAAGGCTTGGTACTCCACCAAGGCTGGCGCGAAGAAGGTCATCGACTGGGTTCAGGATCTGAACTCCGTGTTTGAAAACACCACGCGCTTCGCTGTCTACAAGAACGCCCTCGATGCCGGACTGACCCGTGATGAAGCGGCGAATATGGCGCGCAACGTGACGGTCGACTTCAACCGAAAGGGTGAGGCCGGCCCCACGGTCAACGCACTCTATGCGTTCTTCAATGCGTCCATTCAGGGTAACGTGCAGTTGCTGCGTACGCTCACCCGGAAGAAGGTCGACGGTACATATACGATGGCGCAGAAGGCGGCGTTCGGTCTTGTCGGCTTCGGGATCCTGCAGACGATGATCGCTCGCGCGCTGTCTGACGAGGACGACGACGGGTCGCTATTCTACGACAAGATCCCTGACTGGGAGAAGGAGCGGAACATGATCTTCATGCTCCCGAATGGTCAGGACTACATCAAGATCCCGCTGCCGTATGGGTACTCGTTCTTCCACACGCTGGGTCGTACGGGAGCAGAGCTGTCGGCCGGCGTGAAGAGCGTCGGTGACTTCGTGATGGGGGTGCTGAGCGGCCTGATCAACAATTTCTCACCGCTTCCGATTTCGGGGAGCTCGATCTCGGGCGTTGCGGCCAGCACCGTACCGACAGCATTGCGTCCCTTCGCAGACCTGATGATCAACGAGAACTTCTTCGGCAGCCCGATCTATAACGAGCCGTTCGACGAGAATCAGGCTAAGTCCAGCGTCTCTCGGTATTCGACGCCGGAGGGGTACAAGGCTGTGGTTGAGTTCCTCAATGAGGTGACCGGAGGAAAGGGTAAGATTGCCGGCGCCGTAGATATCCCTGCGGAGTCAATCCAGTACCTGATCAACTACTACATCGGTGGGATGGGCAAGTTCGCCGGCGACGCTCTTGGGTTCGCGAAGGGTGCCGCGACCGGTGAAGGGGTGGAGAACATCAAAGACGTCCCCCTGATGCGCAAGCTGCTTGGGACGCCCAATGAGCAGAACGATCTCGGGTTGTACTACGACCGCCTCAATGCAATCGAACCGGCCGCTCGTCAGCTCAAGGACAGTGATGCCTCGGAGCGCGCCCTCCTCCGTGAGAAGTTCCCGGTCGAAACCAACCCGCGCATCATCAGCGCCCTGAAGCAGGCTAAACAGCAGCTCAAGGATGCCAACAAGATCAAGCGCAACCTGCTTGATCGCGACATGGATGACGTTGAGCGGCAGCGCCGGCTGGACGCGCTCGATGAGCGGATCCACAATACGTACCTGAGGTTCAACCGCACATACAATCAGGTGGAAGAGCGGGAGGGATGACCCTCCCGCTCCACTGATCAGAACCCGATATCGTCATCGAGCTCTTCGCGGGCGCTGCGGCGCGGCTCCTGCGATTGCTGTTGGCGCTCACCGCCGCTACCGCCTGCGCCATCGAGCATGGCCAGCGTACCGCCATAGCCCTGAAGAACGACTTCGGTGGAGTAACGGTCAGCACCGGACTGGTCTTGCCACTTCCGGGTCTGGAGCTGACCCTCAATGTATACCTTGCTTCCCTTCTTCAGGAAGCGCTCGACAACTCCGACCAGACCATCATTCCAGATCACGACGGTATGCCACTCGGTTCGCTCCTTGCGCTCGCCGCTGGCTTTATCCTTCCACGATTCGGAGGTGGCGATGCGCAGGTTGGCAACCTTGCTGCCGTTCTGCATGCTGCGAACTTCCGGGTCGGCGCCCAGATTGCCGACGAGGATGACCTTATTGACGCTCGACATATTCACTTCCTTCCTTCTTAAATCATATCCAGCAGTGCGGAGACCTCGTCTGGCGCGACCAGCTCGGCCTCATTGAGGATGTCGCTGTGCACCTCTGCCCATACGGAAATCTTCTTAGCGCTGCCGAGGGTGCTCAGGTACTCGACACACTCACTCGACCATGCGCCCCAGTCGTCGCCCCCATCTGCAGTCTCTGGTACAGCGATGCGCTTCGGGCTCCACTGCGGCTCAGCCTTCGCCTTCGGCTTCGCTGCGACCTTCTCGGCAATCCGCTCAAGCTGTGTCTCGGCCGCCTGCGTCGGAGCCTCGTCGAAGATCTCACCGGTGTCCTCATCGAACATGCCTGCCGTGATGTCGTCTGCGTCAGTCACCTCACCGATGTCGGTGTCGATGATGCCCTCGGCGACATTGTCGATGTGAACCGCGCGTGCAGCTTCGGTCGACAGCGGCATGTACTTCGTTGCCCGCCGTACCACAGTCTTGCGCCACATCTCGGCTGGATCAGTGGACCACGGGGTAGACTTGATCTTGCCTGCGGAAAAAGCCTTCCACCCTTCAGAGCGATTGCGGATGGCTTCGATCTCCTCCTTGTCCATCACCTCGAACTGGGACTCTCCATTGCGAAGCTTCCACACGCAGTACGCGCCGATCATGTCGCCGCGATTGCCGAGGCCGTGCTTGTGGATGATGCGAGACTCGATGCCCTCCTCGATCTCAAACTGGTCCTTTGCATAGACGATCCGGCTCTCGATCTTCAGGACGTCGCCTGCCTGCAGGGCGAGCTTCATCAGGCCCTTATAGCGGGGGCGGAACTGCGCCTCCGTGCGGCCACGGTTGAAGGTCTTCAGGATATCAGCCTCGCCCATCGCCTTGTTCAGCGAAAGGCCGAGCTCCGCCGCCTGTAGGCACGACTTCAGGAGGGAGCCGCGGTCGCAGTCCAGCAGATCCATGTTGTCAGCCACGGCTGCCACAACAATGGCTTGGAACTTCTGGACAGTCATGCCTTTGGGCAGCAGATCCTTCAGCATGCTCTCGCGCAGGGCCAGCTCCTGCTTGAACCGATCCATCGGCTTCACGGTTGCGACTTCGTTACCGGACATTTTTAATTTCCTCTTCGAGATCTTCGATCATCAGTTCGATGGCGCGCTCGACTGCAGCGCGTAGGGTTGGCTTCAGTGGATGCCGGTCTGCAGTGCTGCGCATCTTGTTGAGCAGCTTCTTGTCCAGCCGGATCATGGCGACTTCAGAGGACATCGATCTTCCTTTTGCGGCGCTTGTGGTCGGAGTAGAAGATTTCATGGCGTCGACATAGGCGAAGCGCGGTCGACCACTCGATCCCTATGAGGGCGATTGCATCCCGGAGGAGGCGTCCACGCTCTGCGTAATATCGCAGCAACTCGATGCGCTTGTCAGACAGTCTGGTCATGAGATTGAGATCCTCTGATATCCCTTGCGGGTGCCGATAACGGTGCCGACCATGTCCTCCGTAATCGTCGTTCCGAAATTCGGAGCGACCGTGCTGATGGACATCTTGTGATCGCCGCAGCGGACAACGGCGCGCTCGAGCTTGGTGTTAGCACCTTCCATGCGCTCCTTGGCGAGCAGGAGTAGCTGCGCCCGGGCACCCTCTTTTGCCTCCTTGGCCAGCTTCTCAGTTGCCGCAGCATCAAGGTACTTGGTGTAGAGAATTGCATGCTCTGCCTCCAGTTCGACATCAGTCAGCGGGGTCTGCTCGAGCAGCCGGTCAATCGCCTTGGCGTCAAGATTGAAGTCGGGGTCGGGCTCGAGGCCATCCTCGATGGACTGCCAGAACCCGGCCACTTCAGCCTTGATGTTCGAGATGATGCCTTCGTGCCGGGGGATCTTCATGCGCCGCGGCTCATTCTTGATCAGAACGACCAGCCAAGCATAGGGCGCGTTGGTGTTGTAGCAGGCGAGCTGATGCTGGACCTGCAGGATATATTTCTCAGGCGCCTCAATGATGGTGTCGCCTTCGCACACCCACTCTCCTCCGAAGCCAGAATTCCACTTGATCTCGAGCGGGATGCCATCGAGGGTGGCGTAATCCAGCGTCGCCCCCATGCCGGGAGTGTCGTCGGCGGTGTGGTACTCCTCGACCTTCTTGATCTTCCAGCCCCACAGGTGAGCGGCCCACTCCGCGATACCGGATTCAAAGAACTTGCCGGCCATTACCGCCTTGTTCTTCGACAGGTCTTCGGACGGCAGCTTCCCGGACTTCTCCATCCACAGCTGCCAGCGGGTCGAGAAGGACGAGAGGCCGAACAGGGCGGCGACATCGCTACCACCGACGTGCTTGGCACGCAGTTCGTGCCAGTGCGCCTCATCGCGCACAGGTATGATAGACATATTTTTGCTCCGGTTGTTATGTGACTTAGTGTATACGAGGTGTCACGGCTGTATGTCAAGCCCTCGGTAAACGTCCTCCAGCGAGCGAGCCAGAATGTAGAGGCCGCCGCGCTTTTCCCACGCTTCCTGCCATTTCTTCTGGGCATCACGCTGCTTGCCCTTGGCGGTCTTGACCTCGATGCCGAAGGCGCGGCCGGGGGTCATCACCCCCATCAAGTCAGGCGTTCCCTCCGGCGCCGACTGGATTACGCGCGGGCCTCCCTCGAGGGGGCGGAACTTCCCGACGTTGATGCGGAACATGAAGATGTCGTCGCGCATCCCTAGGGCGAGGCGGATCTCCTGCTGGAGTACGGCTTCGGATTTCATTGCAGCGTCCTTCCATCGCTCGATCCGAGGACCATCTCCTCGATCATATTGCCAGCAACCCGCATGGTGGCGACAAGCACCAGTGGTTCGATCTCGTAGTTGTTGTCCTCATGCCACTCGTGCATGGCGCGCAGGGAGATCTCACACACGAACTGCACCAATTCTTCAGGAAGCATTATGCAGCCGCGCTGCGCAGGGTTCCCATTGTCATCTTCCATATCCGCTCCCTCTCCGCCTCAGTGAGACCATTGACCAGCCTATGATGCACCGCATCACGCTGCTTCGCCAGCCTTGCGCTCTCTTGCCCGCAAATAACATTGAAGGCCCATTTGTCGGGATGCTGATACCGGCGATTGCGGCCGACAGCCATCAACACATTGAAGCGGCGCGTCAGGTCCGCCTCACGTGCAGCCTCTTGCGCTTCGTGTGAACGGCTGACCTGAACCAGATCGCCATCACGCTGCTCGATCTTCCGCGATTGGATCTGATAAACGTGCCCACACTTCGGGCACACAGGCGCTGGACGATGGACCGCGTAGCACTCTGGGCATGTGCGCGCAGACGGAACGGCCTCGCCCTGCTTCTTGCGCTGCGTTGTGCCATTCGTCAGCTCCCACTCACGGTGCTCATCGATGAAGCCGTGCCGGGCAGTGTTGCCGGCGTGATCGAGGATGATGGTCGACGTCTTGTCGGGATGGATGCGGATCGCCCGTCCAACTTGCTGCAGGTAAAGTGCGAGTGACTGCGTTGGTCGGAGCAGGATCGCCACCTCGATAGCAGGGATATCGAAGCCCTCACTGATAAGGTCGCAGCTGGTCAGAACCTGAACGACCCCTTTCTCGAAGTCGGCAATCACCTTGTCTCGCTCTGCGATATCCATGCTGCCATCGACATGGTGAGCATTGTACCCGGCGCGGCGGAACTCCTCAGCTACATCCTTCGCATGCTTTACGCTGACGCAGAACACGCAGGCCCGCTTCCCAGCGGCAAGCTTGGTGTAATGTGAGACGGCGCTGCCGGTGATGGATGGCTTGTCCATCGCCCCCTCGAGCTCGTTCGTGACGAAGTCGCCTGCCCGCTTGTGGAGTCCGGAGAGGTCGGGGGTACTCGGCGCATATACGTCGGCGGGGGACAGGAAGCCCTGAGCCGTCAGCTCTGCGACCGTGGGGCCGAGCACCATGTCGTCGAACATCAGGCCGAGGCCCTTGCCATCAAGGCGCTCAGGCGTTGCGGTGACGCCAAGAAGGAATGCCTTCGGGAAGTGTTTCACCACCTGACCCCACGTCGAGTCTGGCGTGAAGTGATGGCATTCGTCGCCGACTATCAGGGCTGGCTCTGGCCAGTGCTTCAACCGCTTGGCCAGAGTGAAGACCGATGCCACGACGACCGGCGTGGTCGGGATACCGCGGTAGCCGGCGGCGAGGACGGAGTGCCTGACACCGGCTGCCTTCAGGGCCTTGCTGATCTGATTGAGTAGCTCGCGTCGGTGTGCGATGATCAGGACGCGCTTGTTGTTCTTGGCTGTGCCGGCTGCGACGTAAGAGAAGATCACCGTCTTCCCTGATCCGGTGGGGCTGACCAGCAGCACCCGCTTATTCCTGCGCGCAAAGCTGGCGCGCACCTTTCCGATGATGTCTTCCTGATATCCGCGTAGCTTCACTCCACCCTCCAGACACGGATCCCGTCGTCGTCACGGCGACAGGCGAACTTCATTCCGGTGCGATGACCGGTTGCGTAGGCGCGCTTGGCCACGTGCCCGCTGGGCGCCTCACTCGCTGGGACATAGATCGATTGCCCCACCTGCATATCCCGGAAGCGGTACGACGCCGGCCGGCCATTGCGGTACGACGCCGGCATAGGAACGCCGTCTTCGATCTGGGTCATAACATATTCCTCCTCATCTTCTCCTGCTTCAGCACATGGGCTGCAGCTTCACGGTTCACTCCGTATGACTGCATGATCTGCTCCACAGTTCTCGCAAGGAGATACTCATCGGTCCACGTTGCAGCCATCCCGGCAGCAAACAGTATACCATCATCCTTCTTCTTGGCCACTATCTACCCCTCAATCTTGAAGAACTCTTGCTTGGGGATGAAGACTGCGCGGCTGTTCACGCCAGCGAACTTGATAGAGAAGTCCGACTTCTTGGCGTATGGATGCCGCTCAAGGACGCGGCCCCAGCCTTCGTTGTAATCGGACGACGCCATGATCTGCTTCATCCCAGTGATCGATGTCCCGATCCAGATGCCTCCGTCTCGTTTGTCAGCACGAATGCCGAGGCGCAGCAGGGTGTTGTTGGCACTAACCGGGTTGACGATGCCATCATCTTGCCCGGTGAACACCATCTCAATGAGCTCACCAACGAGGCGATCATGTGATCCGGAGGCGCTGTCTACCCTAACCTTGGCGTTGGCAAGGTGATACAACAGCGCGAGATCCTCTCGCAGAGCCTTGGTCGCAGTGAAGTCAGTCCAATCGTACTGATCGAGGAACTTCTCGCACGTCTCTGTGTTGAGAACGCCGTTCGAGAACAGGCTGGCAAGCCCTGCCAGTAGTGTGCCAAGCTGATCACCGAGGCGGCGATTGCCAAGGTTCACGGCGATGACTTCCTTGAAAAGCTCGATGTTCTGCTTGATGATCGGCAGCTGCCTCACCTGACGAGCAAGCAGTCTGTCTGGCGTGTCAGTCGGGATCGCTGCGCAGGCCGCCTGCAGTGCCTTCCACTGTTCCTCCTGTGCGATCCGTTCCGCCGTCGTGGTTGCGGACAGCGGCTTGATGGTGAGCACAGCTGTGCGTGTGAGGTCGGCGGCTTCCCGCAGGCCTACCCCGATGGACGACATGAGGAACGCGGAGCGCAGGGTGAAGGTCACGGACTGGTGGTTTGCCGATCCCTTCATAATGCGCCCCCTCGTCTCGGCCGAAGACTGACGCATCAGCTGGATCACGGCCTGCCGCCGCTCCTCGGTGTTGCCATTACCCTCGGCCTCGTCGAACACGACGGGTACAGCACGGTTCCCGACTGACTGGCGGATGCCCGCCTCGGTGGATGCACCAACAGGATAGACGGCGATCCCGCCAAGACATGCCGTGACGATGTCGTGGATCACGGTGCTCTTGCCTGACGATGCATTGCCTGTGATCCACGCATGCGTGCGCCACGGGAGTCCACCGCAGATGATTGCGGTTGCAATCCAGCCAGCCAGCAGGTCGCCATAGATGGGCTTATCCCAGCGAACCAGACTGCATGCCTTACGGATATGGCGCCCGTACAGATTTGGCGCCGGGTCATTCAGGCCAGACCAGTCCTCGAGCATATTGTCACGGTTGGGGTAAACGAACGCGGAGCGGAACTTCGCTGGGTTCACCTCACGGCCATCAACGAATAGCGTCTCCCCGAAGTGCAGGACCACTCGCCCCGCATCAGACCATACGCCCTGCTCGCGCAGCTTGTTTGGGCTGTATACGCCAGCATCGGTGCACTGTCTCATGATGAAGGCGCCGGCCCGCTTCCAGTTGATACGGCCCTTCTCGTCAGAGAAGTGCGTGTGCCAGAACGATTCATCGTTCACGATCTCGAGGCACGTCTCCTCGCTCATCAGCTGCTTCGCGGTGTATGGATACGGCTGACGCTGGACCGCGGACATCACGTAATACTTCTGCTCGTTGTATCCGATTGCCCGGTAGCGCAGTCCATAGTCCTGCGTATCGTCATCGTCGGCGACCTCGATGGGTATAACTGATGCGGGCTCAGCCTTTCCTGTGGTGACGGCGCGTGCCTGACGGATCAGGTCCATAACCATCCCGTCCTTCCCCTCAGGGATATCGTCCGCGAGATCCCACTTCTCAGGCAGATCTGCAGGGAGCTCAACAACCGCGACGCGGCATTCGATCTCGCGCAAGCGCTCTGCGATTGACTGCGCTGTCGTCACTCCGGCGTCGTCATTGTCAGGCCAGATCACAACTTCCCGGCCAGCAAGGATGGACCAGTCCGCGTAGCTCCAATTACCAGTGCCGCCTATCCACGTCGTGACAATGAAGCCATCACCGACATGCTTCATCGCCCCATCGACCGAGCGCTCACCCTCGACAATGAGAACTGGTGCGGTCAGGTTGGCGGAAATAGCGGGCGCCTGATACAGCGGGCGAGGCGCAGGGATGCCAGAAGATATGAACTGCTCACCATCCCACACGATGGGGAGGATCAGCTTGCGCGCAGATCCACGCGCATCCCAGCGAGCAATAGCGCCGACAGTCTCGCCAGTCGCAAGTTGGTATTCCCATACCCCGTCAGGCTCACGGCCTCCGCACAACCCATCGGGAACAACCACGGGTGATGGCGCAGGGATGACTGCAACAGGTTTAGTCACCTCCCACTTCGCCACCACATTCTTCAGGTCAACCTTTTCCATCACCCAACCCCAGCATTTCAGCGAAGCCGCTCAAGGTGTCAGCAAGCGTGTCACCGAACAGCTTCATAGACAGATCGAAGATGTCGCCAGCCTCGCCGGTCGCGAAGTCCTTCCATCGCCCAGTACTCAGAGAAACACCCAGAGATGGCTTGGTGTCATCGCGCCAAGGAGTGGTGCATACCCACCATCCACCCTGCTTACTACCGTGACGCAGCCAGTGACTGCATAGCGCCTCAATGTGCGCGGATGTCAGGTGAGACTTGATGTTCTCAATGGAGTGGGTCCGGGTGTTGACGATCCTGCGCGGAGCGGAAAGGCGGGACGCTTGGGCGCTGGCTCGATGGGTTTTAGCGTGAGCTTGGACAGCACCATCGCACCCGGACTTGTTCATAGTAGATACCCTTTCGCAAACGAGTCGTCAAACTCGCGAACTACTAACCTGTCCCAGAAGTGGGTCAGGTGTCAACGGGGTGTGGATATTATTCGTCGATGCGGCCCTGCGTGTACAGGCTGCAGAGCGAGAGGAGGAATAGACGCTCCGTCGGATTCAGCTTCAGGGGAGCGGACAGTCGCTCAATGTGATCGACCGCGGAACCCGGAAGGTCGATGGCTAGTCGGCAGATAATCTTTGCCTGCTCAGTGATCATGCTCATGCGGTCGATGTCCAGAGAGATGGGCTGAGCCGCAGCCGGCGATGAGGTGAGAGCGAGCGAGAGTGCGATCAGGATTTTATACATTGCGTTGCTCCGGTATCTTTGTTTGAGATTTACAGTATGTGACCTAACGCGCGGATTGATTGCGGAGGGGTTGGCGGTGGGGGAGTGACGGGCTTCCACCGTCTGCGCCGTTTGCAACCGGCTCTGGTCTGTCAATAGCTGGGCTTCCACCAACATTCAGCAAGGGCGGCACACCAGCGCTCTCTTGCCATAGCCCTGCCTCGGAAGGCGGACTAACCTTTGCTGGGACCGTCTAAACGATCGCGAATGCTAACCCTACTCTTGGCAGGGAAGACGGCCCGCACACTAGCCTAACGCGCGGGGTTAGGCAAGGTTCACCCTTCCCCCACGATCTTGGCCGGGTCGAGGGCGCGGATTGCTTCGCGCAAGGTTCGCCGGGTCCATTGACCAACAGTTTCGCATTCGCCCGACGGCGTCTTACTTGGCGCAACGGTTGCCGCCGCCTCAATCGCCAACCGCGCGCCTTCCAGCTTGCCGCGTTGCTCTGCTGCGATGCGGTGGCGGGCAACATGACGAGCAAGCGCAGCCTTTTCGTGCGTGGACAGCCATGCGTGGTCAACAATGTCACGATCTTCCTGCGTCACTTCAACCATCATGCGTCCTTTCGAGTTCTGCGCGGACGGCTAAGATTGGAAAGCCTGTGTCCGAGTCAATAAGGTGCGGCGGACAGTAATCTTCATTCATACAATGTGGACGTGATGTTTCGCTGCCCCACCTGCTGCCTGTCCAGCAGGTATTTTTAATTGGAAATCCGTTACGGCAAATCATGCGCCGATCAATGTATGCGCTACATGGCCCCCGCGCGATCTTCGCTGCGTCAGTCATGGCTTGGCTCCTGCGAGGGCAGCTATTTGCATGCGAGACTGTGCGTGGATGCGCGCGGCTTCAACTGGCATCCCATCGACACGCCAAAAATACCGGAACATCCATTCCTCTAGTGCGCTCAGCAACGCCTTCTCCCGCTCCTCCGCAGCGCGCAGGGCTTCGGTCAGGCGGGTGATTTCGGCGGGTGATCCCACCGGCTCCTGCGGCGCTGGCTGCATCGCTGCGATAGCGGCTTCGGCCAGCCCGGTCAGCGCATGGGGCTTCAATCGCATTCCGCACATTTCGCCCAGATAGTCTGACAGGGCCTTCTCGATCTGGTTCATGTCGGTTCCTTCGGTTGGTGCTGGCGCATTTCAGCAACCTTGTCCTTGGCTAGCGCGGTGGCGAGAATATCGCGCAGCTTTTCGCGTTCGCGCTTCTCATCAGCGGTTAGCGGCTGGCACCATTCGCAGCGCCGGGTGCAGAGGCAGGTTCCTTCACCTTCGTCATAGGTGTCGCACTGCCAATCCCACGAACAGCCATAGGTAAAGCCCTCGCCCCCGCAGTTGGCGCAATCATTGGCGTCGTCATCATAGTTGTAGCAGTCGCAGTTAGCGCGATCGCATTGGTTGCAGTCCATCACACACCCCGCGCTTTGAGTGCTGCGGCTGCGAGGGCTAGGGCCTCGGTGTCGGTCATGGTCATTGGGGTTCTCCAAGGGCTGCGCGGGCTTCTGCTTCGCTGGCGTGTTCGGTGTAGGTGAACCGTTCATCAGCGTCCGGGTCATTCGATACGTAAACAGCGCACCAGATTGATGGCAGGGCTGCGGCGCAATGGATCTCGAACACATGGACGCCCGGTAGAGGGTCATAATCTTCATCAATGACTTCGCTCGGGTCAAACTTACAGTATTCGGGATAGTCTGGATGGTAAAACCAAGTGGGGTTTGTGAGTTTCTTCAACCGCGCATTCTCTGCCCGCAGTTCGCGGATTTCGGTGAGCATGGCGGGGGCGGAATTGTGGAGGGCGACGATCAGGGCGGCGTTGGACGTTGCCTCTTTCCATGAAATCCGACGCTCGGAATAATCTGCGTCACTCCAGTTGTGTTGGCAGTAAGCAAGGAATGTTCCGAGCGATCCGGCCTTACCGGGCAGGCAAACAGCCGTCGCATGGTCGCCTACCTCGATGGGGTCAAATTCCGTATCCCACTCCCCCGGCGTAGCAGCCGCCAACAGCCGCTCCAGTTCGTCAATGTCAACCATCACTTCACACCTCGAATGATCCCGCGGCCGCGCTTGGTTATTCCCCAGATGCTGCTGTCCGGGGTGTTGCCGTAGCCATGATCGTCTGGAAGGGCGCGACTGTCGACCAGCCCCTTGAACCACAGCACCTGCATTGCATCCGCGCTGGCGCGCAGGTGGCGGCGCGCGACCATGCCCCAGTCCCCACATCCATCACCGGATATTCTTTCAAGGCGACGTAGGATCTTGATCTCGCGTTCGGTGACGGGCTCCGTCACAATAACCTCAGGGCTGCCGACAGTGACGGCATACACCTTGATACCCGGATCATACGTAAACATCACTCGTCCTCCATACTAAGCACGATCTCAAACGTGCGGCCTGCCCAGATGAAGCCAATACGGGCGCTGCAATCCGGGCAGAAGGTGCGCAGCTTGTCGGCGTCTTCGATGATCCGCTTGCCCAGTTCGGCTGCGAACTCTGGCTCAGGTTTAAAATCTAATGTCATCGGGGTTCCAGTCGTAAATGTCCCAGCCAAAGTTCAGCCAGAGCCAGTGGCGCAGGGCGGGGTTCATTCGCCGTTGTCCTCAATCACTGCGTTGTTCCACCTCCACACATTGCAGCCCATGATCTCGAAGCATTGCGCAAGGCTTGGCTTTTCGTCCATGCCAAGCGAGTAACGATGCCATCCGCCGCCTGCGTTTTCGCAAGTATCATAGCGTGCAGGAGCTTCGCCCTTGCCATACCATGTCAGGGTGTATCTCGATCTCATTCCGGCAGGCTTTACCTCAAGTACGGGGTACGCGAATATGCTGGTCATCATAGCCCGAAGTACTCCTCCAGATCGTTGCGGGTCAGCGCGCCGTCGATGCTTTCGCATTCGAGGTAGAGCCGGCCGATCTCCTTTAGTACGGCTCGCGTTGCGACTGCGGCGCGCGGCATCCACACACGGGCGTCAACCTCCCACCAACCATCATCGGTGTCATCGCCAGCCATCGCCCGCGCGATCCGGGTCAGGCGCGCATTAGGTTCAATACCTGTCATCCCAGTCCTCCCTATCATCCAGTGGCGCCGTGATGATCGCATAGAGGACAACCGAGAAGCTGACGATCACAGTGGTCAGCACTATGGTGACGGCGATAATCTGCGGCGTGGTCATTTCTTCTTCCTCTCTTCCTCACGGGCCTTGCGTTCGCGCATGATCCGCGCCCGGGCCAGATTGATTGCGTCGTCGAGATACTTCGCTTCACAAGTGGCCTCGTCCTTTCCCATACACACTGTGGCGACCGCATTGCCGTCGGCCATGTCGATGTTTGGGCCGCGCGTCCCCAAGCTGACGATCACATAATCATCCTGATCCATCATCAGGGAATACAGGTCAGCCTGAAGGCGCAGGATCCGACTGCGGGGCCAAGCTTCGCTCATTTCTTCTTCCTCTCGGACATCAACTTCCAGAACCTGCGGTCTTCGTCGGACATCGGTTGCAAGCCAGCGTAATCTTCCGCCGGCCGGGATGTGGATCGGACCACGCCATTGATGATGTAGCGCATCACTCAATGTCCTTCACGAACACGCCGCCCACCATGCGGCCCTTCCGATCCTTAATCTCCTGCCACGCCTGTTCTATGCAGCCCTCGATGGACACGCCGGTCTGCTCAGCCATGATCGTGAGCACCACAACCATGTCGCCGATGGCATCCCAGACCTCGCTCTGCCGGCTCCGGGCAAGGCCGGCGGCCAGCTCACCCATCTCCTCGGCCAGCTTGATGAACTGCTTGTCGGCGCTGCTGCCATCAATCAGGTTGCGGTCACGCGCCCAACCGCGGATGTCTTCGAAACGGTTCATTGCATTCTCCTATACTGGCATCTTCGACAGCGGTTTACGCTGCTTGGTCAGTCCATACTTCACACGCTCGAGCTCGAGCAGCTCACGCTCACGCTGCTCACGCAGTGCGGCGGCATCATTCGTGCGACTTGGATCCCACTGCATGGGGCCGCGCTTCTTCTTATGGATGGTGGTGCGCAGCGCATTGGCCACGAACCTGTCGCAGGTGTCACCCTGAAGGAACGCGAACACCTTGCGAGGATTGGCCAGCACCAGCGTCGATAGCCCGTTCAGCGGCACCCCGCTCTCTCTCATCCATGCCATCACCTCACGGCGCAGATCATCTGATTCCTCAACGGACAGGAGCTCGTCGATCCACGAAGCCTCCTTCGCCACCTCCTGCTTCGCATCCCTGACAGGCTTCTGGAACACACCGCTATCGAAGCGGGGTGGCCACGTCAGCCGGCAGCTCAGGAAGTACAGCCACTGATCGAGCTCATCCAGCGTGACGCCAATGTATTTCGCCGCTGCCTGCCTGCTCTTGCAGTCGTTCGCCGCCGCATCACATAGCCGCAGCAGCCATTGCCTCTGCTCCGGTGTAAGGTGCTCGACCTCACGCCATGTCATGCGGGGGTGGTCAGTCATTGGCCAGCCGATCTGCCACCAGCTTGGCATACCCGGCGATGTCCACCCATGAGTCGGCGTATCGCGGATCCCCGTTCACGATCCGGCCGATCTTGTGAGCGATCATATCGAGAGCCTCGACCATGTCGTCCTCCATCTTAACGAACGACGGGCCCTGCCTGATCTCATACTTAATAGCCTGCGTGATGCGGGCATGATCCTTAAACTCACCGTATCGCGAGCCACGCTCGGTCAGCACTGCGTCGATATCTTCCGCCATCTTTTCTCTCCTTCCTTGCGCACCTCGATGTGCATCGTGGTCGCGTCATCCATTTCGTACAGGTACAGATACCTCTCGGCCTCAGCTATTGCCCGATCGTCGTCGCCGAACCCTGAGGCAATGACCAACCCGAACTGCTTGATGCGCCAGCTCAGCATCGTCCCCACTCACGGATACGGGTGGCATAGGCCGGCGGGATCTGCCCGGCATTGCGCCAGTAGGTACCCATCGCCGGGCTCACACCCAGCTTGCGGCAGATCTCCGTCTGGTTCAGGCCGGTCAGCTCCTTCGCTCGTTCCATCGTCAGCTTGTGGTGCTGCGACTGGACCAGATAATACAGATCCTCGAACGCCTTCAGCGGCACCTCTTCAAGGCCCCACCTCCATGCCTCGACCTTCTTCTTGCCTACCCCATGCAGCTTGGGCAGGTGGCGCAGGCCGACACCGCACGCAGCGACCATCGATTTATATGCGACGGACAGCTGCTTGTAATCGAGCCGGCGCTGCCGCCCTTCATAGTCCGGCGTGACCTGCTCGATGGTGGCATTGATAGCCTCGGCCACCTTCGCCCGATACTGCTCCGGTATCTCCTTCTGTCGCCGCCACTTCTCGATGGTGTAGCGATTGATCGGATACCCCAGCAGCCGGACCATTGCGGATATGCCACCGACGCGCTTGAGAATTGCGCCGAATGAGAGACGCTGTTCCATCAGTCCGCCTGTACAAATCGGCCGCGCTCGTCACGCTTGGGTCCACGCTTCATCCGCTCGCGCATCAGCGTGTCGATTGCCTTGCGCAGATACTGTTCCTCAGCCCGGCGCATAACCAGCTGTTGCTCCAGCTCACGGACCACCAGCCACGGCAGGAAGATACGTTTCAGCATGTCACAGTCCCTTCTCTTTCAGTGCAGCCAGCAGTTCCTCGACAATATCGGACAGCTTGCGCGCCTCACCTGCCGGCACTGCGGGATCCGGTGTATTGCGCAGCTCCTTGAGGTGCGCTGACACTTCCTTGACGCGCGCCTTGGGGATCTCGCCGCGCGCTTTCCACCATCCGACAGCGGCGGAGCTGACGCCGATAGCCTTGGCCAGATCCTTCTGGCCTCCATGATACTGGTACTCTTTCGGGAACTTCATACTTCTTCTCCTACGTATTGAGCGATGCCCTCGTCCTCGAACGCCGCCCACAATTCGTGCTCGGGCTTCGCCATCAGCTCCGCATACATCCGTTCGGTCAGCTCGAGCCTCAGCTCGTGCAGGCTCATCCTCCACACCAGCTTCTCGGCCAGATCCCAGACCCTCTCCGAATGCGAAATCTCCATGCCGTCCATTGTCTACCTCCTCGATTGTCCGATGCCCCGGGAAAGGGAACACGGGTGGTGCAGCGCGCGGCCTCATCGCGTCGCCATCCAATAGATAACGTAGCCCCAGCTGCCTGCGCTGTGAGCAATCGCCCACACCAGCGAGCCATGCGTGCCGCCGCTCAGCGCCGCAGCCAGCGCAGCGCCTGTCCAGTAAACATCACGCTTACGCATCGCGCCGTGCCTCCGCGTCACCGAAGCAGGTCAGGCCGCTGAGCAGGCGCTCTGCCTCCGCAATCCCGCCCGCGGCCATGCGCTCCAGCCCTGTCTGCAAGTACCGCACCGTCCGCTCCGCCTCCTGTGCTCGCTCCGCGAAGTCAGTCACATCATCGGTCAGCTCCGCCTCTATCCTCTCAAGGTTCTCGATGTACCGGACGACGATCTCAGTCATCTTGTCATGCATCAGTCCCACCCCTTGCAGCCGCAATAGTATGCGTCGGTTTCCCATGCGCCGTGCGGCTGGAATGCGTGATCCTCATGCTTCCCCGGCGCCGTGTCCATGTACCCGCATACGCACTGGTGCAGCGCCATCCGCGACGTCTCGCTGCGGTCCTCGAAGAATGCCAGCATATGCCGGTCAGATGGGACAGTGTGCCCGCAGTACGTGCAGGATGCCATGCGCCTCATGACAGCGCCTCGTCTGGCAGATCAACGCTAACATCCTGCACACGATTGGCCTTCGCCCGCTCCAGCGCATCCTCGAGCGCCTCTTTCAGCGTATCACCATACCCATGCTCACACGGAGCCGTGTCTCGATAGTACCCGGACCACCACACCGTAGCCATGCACTTCCCGGACAGGCGGATGCCGACGTCTACGCGCTGCAGATCGTTCTGACGGACGATCTCGCGCAACGAATTCTCTAACTTACCAGTCATTATGCCGCCTCCAGTTCACGCATCCGCGCGTGCTTCGCGCCTGCCCCATGCGGTGCAATCACAATCGATGCCCGCGCCTTCCCGCTCATTCCCATGCACGCCTTGCAGCTTGCGCAGTCCGTCTTCTTCCCGGCCTCCGCCGATGCAGGACAGCGCACTTCCTTGCCGAACAGCAGCCCGGCACCAACCCGGAATGTGCGATAGCCCAGCGCCCGCGCCTCATCGCCCTCGTCCAGCGTGTCGGCCGATGCCATCACCAGCTTCGACCATGCGGGATCGATCCGCTTCCACTGGTGCGTATACCCGGTCCATCCAGCAGCGTGCTTCACCAGCTCCTGCCAGATAGCGCGCGGCGCTGCAGCCGGATCGCCATACGTGCCCAGCCGGACCATGCGCCCAGCCACCAGCTGCCCCGCATCCTCCGGGGTGACGGTCTCATAGACACCGCGCAGCCATGCCTGCCACACCGATGCCGGGCCATGCGCCAGCGTGACGTAGCAGCTGCGGCCATTACCCATGCCGTCGCCCCGATGTTTGCAGTCACCGCAGATCGATTCATCCGCACCGCTGCGCACCGCTGCAATCGGATGCCGATCAGCGCGCAGGATGTACGTCTGGATCATGTCACCAGTCTTGCTATTGCGGGACCGTGCCTTGAGACCAGTCACCACCACGATAATGCGCTTGCCGTCGATCATGGACGGGCCATCGTAAATAATCATATCCGTTCCCCTCGTCAAAGCGGGCCATCAATGCGTCTATTAAATACTCTCAATTTAACGGGCGTCAACCCCTGTTAAACAGCGCCTCCGTTTCCTCATACGTCAGCGCCTCGGGACCGCGCCCGCGCCACGGATCGTGCAACAGATCCCGGTCAATGCCCAGCTCGTCGGCCAGCGCGCAAGCCCGGTCCAGCGGCATGGAATTCGCTTTGATCCATGCGTATACCGCGACGTGCGATATACCCAGCCGATCAGCCAGCGGCCGCGCTCCACCCAGCCGGGCAACGATTGCCTTGATGCTCGCTCGTTTCATTCTGCCACCTCCTCGAATGCCGAGCCATCCAGCGCGGCCTTGAACCCTGTCACCAACATCGCAATCGTCTGGTCCAGCGTATACGGATAGCTCGTTGCCTTGCGCCGGTGAAACCGATTAACATCCGCTCCAGCCCACCCCTTCAGGGGTCGCACTGCCCCGAACCATGACAGCAGCGGCGTCGGCCAGTCCTTCGACACGGACAGCGAAACCTCCAGCACGCCCGGCACAGCAAAGGCCAGCCTGCATTCGTGCCAGTTACCTTTCGGGGCTACGAAATTCCTGCGCCTACCCAGCCATACCAGCCGCGTCAGCTTCACCCCCTCGATTGCGTCCAGCGCCTTCAACAGGTCATCAACAAACCGCTTGCGCTGCGCCTTCCATCGCAGCTCCGTCACCTCCGTATACCGCTCCATCACACCACCTCCACGTTATACTGTCGCCACGACGGCCAGCGGAAATACCCGCCGAACCCGTCCACCTTGAACAACGGTTTCGTCCCTGCCCGCAGCACCGTGACCTCCCGGAGCGGGATCCCGTCGATCGTCGGCACGCTCTCGTTCGCAATGCGCAGCCGCATACCCTCAGCCAGCTTCGGCAGGGCCGCGCGCCGGGCATGATACTCGCGGCACTTCGCGCGCCATCCATTCGCGTATGCGTTCTCGGTCGGCGTCAGCGCGTCCAAGATCCGCACCGGGCAGCGCCATGCGTATGGGCCCATTTCCTCGGACATATCCTTATACCCGAACGTCAGCCCATCGCGCGCCCTCGGGTGAAACTTCAACAGAAACACCGCGCACCAAACCTCGCGCGTCCCATCCGGGCGCACCCATTCGACAGCCGCATAGTATTCGGTGCGATTCACAATCGCACTGTCCAACACGCGCCGCGCACCGCTCTCATTCGCCCACGTCAGCGAGCGATCCAGATCCTCGCGCACGTTCAACGGCTTTTCCTTAAACGTCCAACCCATATCCGCCTCCTATAATCCCGCGCCGTCAATGCGCACCGGCTTACATTCCTGTAGCGCCCGGGCGGCCTCACGCTCGCCCTCAAGCCACAGCCAAGAGATAGCCGCATCAATATCCCGGAAGGAATGCAGCTTCTTCCGCTCCTCATCGCTCAACAGGAACGCATCCGTTCCAGACCAGCCATGCCAGCGCCCGTATATAAACGCGCCCATCAGACCGCCCCTTCCCTAAACACCAGCGCCACCACCAGCAGCACCAGCAATCCAACCAGCAACAACGTGCCGTCCGTTCCTGTCAGTGTCATTCGTCCTCATCCCAGTTCACGGGCTGCGAGTAATCGAACACATCGTCGTCATCGATCAGCGGCTGTTCTGCAGCGTCTGAATACGGATCATCCCCCTGCAGCAAGCGACCCATCTGCAACGGCGTCAGCCGCCGACTATCACCCCACGGATCATGCAACCAATCGCGGTCAATACCCATCATCAGAGCAATCACCTCCGCATGGCGCGTCGGTATGCTGTTCGCCTTCACCCACTTCGAAACAGACGGATGAGAAACCTTGAAACGACGTGCCGTCGCAACCACACCGCCGAAGTGCTGCACCAGTGCCCCGATGTCCAATCGTCCACCAGTCTCACCACCACATACCCGGCAAATCGTCCTCTGATCGTCCATATTTTCCTCCAATCCGCAGCTACAACTTTCGAAAAAACGGTAACCTGACGGGAACCGTTCGTCAATGGGTACGTAATTTTATTTCCGCATGCATAAAATAGCATGTCACCGATTGGTTACGTGTTCCGTTTAGGTTACGGAGTCTGTTCCTCTAATTTTAATCCGTCACTTAAAAGGAACGGTGATAAGTGCCCACAAACGCTGGATAATTTCCAAAAACGGGGCAACCGTAACCCAGAGTGCACAGGAACAGCTACAGGAAAATATAGCTATATAGAGAGAAAAATACCCCGTAACCAAAAGGTTACCATTTTTCCAATTATAAATATATATTTATTGGAGCAGATATATATATATATATGGGGATCTGCCGCGTTTCGGCGGTTTTTTTAACAGATCCGCCGATTTCTGCGTAGCGGATTTTCCAAAAAACGGGAGAAACGCCACGGGACGGCGCTGTTCCCGATATTTCAGTAAACCGCCTGGGTTTATTTTACGGCCGCGATTTTGCCGCCCTCCATCACGACGTTGGCGAAGAATTCCCGCTTGTGCCCGGTCATGTGTGGCCGGTTGCATCCGGTCAGCGTGCCGTCGGCGCGGTATTCCGGGCCGAACATGGATGTTTCGCGGTAACGCAGGGGCTGGCCGATGCACTCACGCAGGGCTTTCTTGGTCGGATAGTCGAAGATCAACATGATGGTCGCCTTTCATTGTGCCGTATTTTGCCCTCAGAGGGGCCCTACAGCGCGTTCATGGGGTTGCCCGCTAGGTAGGTAGCCCAGAGCACGATATTCGCGCTGAGAACGCCTCCTAGCGGATTTCTGTAAATTATTTACAAGCGGTGATCCTGCCCACAGGCGGACATAAACCGCGCCAGTTCGAAGCGCGGATTGCTGCGACGCAGCGCAAACCCGATAGACCGGGCAATCGTGTAAGCGCTTGCATTGTCCGCGCCAGCCTCTCGGATCGCGTCGGCAATCAGAATGAAATCCTTACGTGTCATATCGGTTCCCCTCAGCTGTGCGTGTATCCATCGCGTTCAATCCCGAGCCACATCCCGGCCCACTGCAGCATGATGCAGTCATGCCCGGGCAGAACGGCGCGGCGGATCTCGCGATAGGTGCGGCCATCAGCGCCGCGCCGGTGAATCCGAAGAAGCGCTTCGCGTTGCTTACGTGTAATCGGAAACATATCGGTTCCTTTCCCCTATAGTTAACCAGTGCAGCGCCACAGCGCCGGACAGATTAACCATATAGGTCAATCCCCTCGCCTCCACACGTTCGGGGATGGAACGCATCCCCTAGGGAAACAGTGGCCTTGCAATCGGCCCACGTGGCAATGACGCCACCAGAAATCCCGTTGTCAGCGGGCGGGCGGTTAAGCCCTTGCTGGAAAACCAGCCAATTACACTAGAACGGATTAACGCGAGACGCCCTTGCCGACAGCTCGTGCAGCATACTCGCCGCGATAGACGGATGAAATCATCCCTTCCGTGCGCTCACGCCGGTTGACGCGAGTCAGATTCTCATCGCGGATTGCCCGTTGCTTCAAGACCAGCGCAGTATTGTGCGCATCACAGGCCTTGAGTGCATCGCGCCGGGCCTTCGCCTTCCGGCGTTGGTTGCGAGTAAGTGCCATGTTAACCGTCCCTTTCGGTGGGCCTTGCGGCCCTAGGTTTATGTAAGCTTTCCGGGGAAAGCCTCTCTTGCTAGTCGTCAAACCAGCGATGCATTAACAGTAATTCAATCAACTCACTTGTCAAGCGTTTTGTTTGACGCTGGTTTGCTGCAATGGCGCGGCGTACACTCGGACCGCCACCCGCAAACCTAGTCGAAACATAGTGGCGACTGCGCCACCCGCTTAGTTGATCAGGACCGCAACCGCTGGCCCGCTTGGTAGGGGACTAAATCCCCGTTTCGCCTTACCGCCCCTTGGGGTCGTTGGAGCGTATTCCCGCTGCCTTTAGCCCTGCGGTCCTGATCTATCTCGGCAGCGGCTAGGGGAAGCATTCACTCCCATCCGGTAACGGCGCAACCCGCTATCCCTAGCCTTCTGCCTTCTCAGCGAAACCAGCTGATCACTGCCGTGGGGTTTCGCTTTCGATGTCCCTACAATACCGATTTGATTGATTAGGTCAATACAGTATTTTCGATTAAAAATAAAAAAATAATCGAGCAAGCCGATCAAGCCCTACGCAAGCAAGCAAGATCCCGCGATTGCGCGCGTGATTGATAACATCACCCCGCCTGCCCCCGCCCACGCGCTTGCCCGCCAGCGCACGCACGCACGCGCACCACGCGCACGCACGCATCATGCACGCCCGCGCACCAGCCCGCGCGCCCACGCACCCCCACCCACCGAGAATCTCAGGAAGGCCGGGGGTAAATATAGATATATACCCAACCACACCCGCATTCTGGGAATTTTCCGCCCGCCCCCAGCGAAACCATTCTGGTTACCCCACCCCTGAGATCACCCCCGGTAGGGGCACCCTGTTTGGTTCCATACCCAGCGCGCCGGGATTTCGCGGCCGAGATTGACACAGTTCGAGATTCCCCGCCGAGATTGACACAGTTCGTAGACAGGATTATCTACCGGATATGGAAGACGATCTGGAGGCTCTGCTGGCTGGAGTGCCTGATGAGGCGCTTCCGTTTGATGTCACACCCTCTTCCGGGCCTGAGCCGCTGCAGTTGCCGGCGCCGAGTGGTCGGTTGTCGCCTGAGGAGATTTTTGCGCGGACGTATGTGCGCAATGGGAATGACGCGGCGGCTGCGGTTCGCAAGGCTGGTCTGCAGGACGCGCGTTATGACATGGAGTACGTGGTTCGGGGCTTGCTGAGCCGGCCGGATGTGCAGGCGTATATTGAGCGTGCGCAGGACATGGTGGCGGCGGATCGGGATGTGGGCCGATATACGCGGGAGTTTTTCCTGCACGGCTTGCAGGAGGTGCGTGAGAAGTCGATGGATGCGAACCAGTTCGCGAGTGCGATATCGGCGACGAAATTGCAGGCTCAGCTTCTGGGGATGCTGGAGCAGACGGTTAATGTGAACCACAGTGTGTCGCCGCGTGAGCTGTCGCTGGCGGATTTGCGGGCGATGGTGGCGAAGCACGCGGTGGTTGATGGTGAGATGAGGGTTATTAACGATGGCGGTGAGTGACGAGGCGTATTTCGTGCCGATGACGTTTGATGCCGATCTGGAGGTGAACGTGATGGCGCTGATCGATGTGATGGAGGGCCGTGCGATCCCGCCGGCTGGCGCGTGGGATGATATCAAGGAGCAGGTCGCCGATTGCCTGAAGCAGTTCGTGGAGCTTCGGCGTGCTGAAGGTTGAGCAGACCCTGTCATGCGATATCTGCGGGGCTGAGATCGCGACGCTGAGCCAGACGGTGCATCGCGGGACGGCGATCCAGTACGTTGACGGCGCCAGCCCCGGCGTGACCGGGTGGCGCGACGTCTGCTCGGAATGCTTCGGTGATTTGTCGCGCGCATTCGTGGAGCTTCGGCGTGGCCGGGCCGGGTGAAGTTACGCCCGCGATGATGCGGGAGTGGTTTCCAGAGGCGCGGGTTATCTGTGAGTGCGGTGAGGCGCGGGACGTGTGCCCGGCCGGGTGTTCGTGGCTGAAGCGTGCGCGCGAGGGCGTGCGCGAGTGGCTTGCGCGGGGTGATGAGGTTGTGGCCGGAGATAATGAATGACCCACACCCCGGGCGAGATGGATTTCGACGCACTGGTCGCGGAGTTGATTGCCCGCGAGGAGGCGATGGAGTCGCTCGCCGCGTATATTGAGTACGTATCCGGCCTGAAGCCGCCGCCGCACATTCGGTTGGTGTGCGAGAAGCTGGAGCAGGTGGCAGCCGGGAAGCTGAAACGCCTGATGATATCCATGCCTCCGGGCCACGCGAAGTCGTTCACCGCGTCGCAGCACTTTCCGGCGTGGTTTCTGGCGAAGTACCCGGATAAGAACCTGATGTGCGCGTCGCACACGCAGGAGCTGTCGGACAGTTTCGGCCTCAAGGTCCGCAATATCGTGAAATCCGACGAGCACAGGCGGATTTTCCCGGAGTCTGGCATCAGCAGCGATAAAACCGCGGCCGGCGAGTGGATGACGCTGGGAGGCGGGTCGTATAAAGCCACCGCAGTAGGCGCATCGCCGACCGGACGCCGAGCGCACCTGATCATCGGGGACGATCTGCTTTCAGGGATCGAGGCCGCGGAGAGTGAATCGCACCGAAAGAAGCTGTGGGCGTGGTACCAGAACGACCTGTTCACGCGGCGCGTGGACGACGACACGCCCATCATCCTGATCGGGACCCGTTGGCACATCGGAGACCACTTCGGGCGGCTGGATCAGGAAGAACGCGACGGAACCGGCGAGAAATGGGAGCGGATCATCTTCCCGGCACTGGCGCTCGAGAACGATCCGCTGGGCCGGGAACCCGGTGAGGCGCTCTGGCCGGAGCAGTTCAGCAAGGAAGGGCTCGAGGCCATCCGCAGGCGGTCCAGCACCACGGCGCGGATCTGGTCGTCGCTCTATCAGCAGAACCCGGTCGTCGAAAATGGCGGGATCATCGACCAGACGTGGTTTAAATGGTGGCGATCAGCCGACCCACCGAAGATTAAATACGTGATCCAGTCGTGGGATACCGCGCTCACGGCGAATAAAACGTCCGCGTACAGCGCCAGCACGACGTGGGGCGTGTTCGATGACGACAATGACATCCCGAACCTGATCCTGCTGTCGGCATGGCGAGACCGCGTCGAATGGCCGATCTTGCGCAGGCAAGTGCAGCGCATGGCCAAGGACTATCGCGACGACAATTATCGCGTTCCGATCAAGCCGGTGCGCGGGCGTCAGCCCGATACCATACTGGTCGAGGCCAAGGCGAACGGGCAGATGCTGATCCACGACCTTGCGCGGGCAGGAATCGTGGCGACGAAGTTCAATCCGGATAAGTTCGGCGACAAGATCGCGCGCGTCAGGCTGGTCACTGACCTGATCGAGAACGGGCGTGTGTGGCTGCCGGCTCAGGGGCCGACGTACGAGACGCTCAGGCCGTGGGCCGCTGACTTTCTGGAGCAGTGCGTGCAGTTCCCGGCCTCGGACGCGCGCGACTGGGTCGACACGATGACGATGGCGTTCCTCCGGGTGAAGCAATCCGGGTGGGTCGCGAACACTGAAGACCCACACGAAGAACACTACGACACGCCAGCCGAGAGGGTGGCATTCTATTAAGCGACGTGATAGGAATTGGCATGGCTCGGAAACCCACCTCGCTCGCTGACACGCTGCGCCCTGCTTTCGAGGGCATCGGCGGCGTCGATGTTGACACGCCTGAAGGCGATATCGAGATCGAAATCCCCGATGATGAGGGTGAGATGGTCGATGGCGCACTGGTCATCGAAAACGAAGACGGATCGGTCGACATCGATTTCGCGCCAGAGATGGGCGGGGCGCTGGATATCGAGGACCAGAACGCGAATCTGGCCGAATACATGTCCGAAATGGACCTTGCCGGCCTGTCGCAGGCGCTGATGCAGGGCGTCGAAGAGGACCGCGAGAGCCGTTCTGACTGGGAAACCACGATGACGCGGGGCATCGAGCTGCTCGGCCTGAAGTTCGAGGACCGCACCACGCCGTTCAAGGGCGCATGCGGCGTGTTCGACCCGCTCATGGCGGAGGCCGTCATCCGCTGGCAGGCTGTAGCGCGCGGAGAGCTGATGCCAGCCGCAGGACCGGTGAAGACGCAGGTGATCGGCGTCCCGAACCCGGCGCTGGACGACCAAGCGAGCCGCGTCAAGGAATGGATGAACCTGTACCTGACGGAGCTGGCGCCGGAGTACTACGAAGAATTCGACCAGATGCTGATGTGGCTGCCGCTGGTCGGCTCCACGTTCAAGAAGGTCTATCAGGATCCGGTGCTGGCACGCCCGGTCGCCCGGTTCGTGACGCCGCAGAACTTCATCGTGTCCTACGGCACGAGCGATCTGTCCACGTCGCCGCGGTACGCCCACATCGTCCACATGACGCGCAAGGCAATGCGTCAGGCGCAGATCTCTGGCCAGTATCGCGACGTCGATCTGGGCGAGCCTGAGGCGCTCGAGGACGGGTCGCCGCTGCAGGCCGAGGTCGACTCCACGCAGGGCGTTCAGCCGGGCGCTGAGGGCGTCGAGGACTACAAAGTATACGAGGTCTACGCCGATCTTGACCTCAAGGGCTTCGAGAACGAGGACGGCATACCGCTGCCGTACGTCGTGTCCATCGAGACCCACAGCCGCAAGGTGCTGGCGATCCGCCGTAACTGGAAGGCGGGGGACTTATCGTTCCAGAAAAAGGCGCACTTCGTCCACTATAAGTTCATGCCGGGGCTCGGGTTCTATGGCCTCGGTTACGCGCACATCCTCGGGAACAGCGCGAAGACCGCCACGTCGATCCGGCGCCAGCTCATCGACGCCGGCACGCTGAATAACTTCCCGGGCGGCCTGCGCGTCAAGGGTATGCGGATCGAGGACAACAACCTCGGGATCGGGCCCACCGAGTTCCGCGAAATCGATACGGGTGGCCTGCCCATCCAGAACGCGATCATGCCGATGCCCTATAAGGAGCCGTCGCAGGTATCGCTTGCTCTCCTCAAGGAGACGTACGAAGGTGCTCGTAATCTCGCCAACACGGCAGAGATTGCGGTGGGCGATGGTCGTCAGGACGCTCCGGTGGGAACCACCGTCGCGTTGATGGAAGCGGCGACCCGCGTCCAGTCCGCTACCCTCAAGCGGTCGCACAAATCACTCGGCCAAGAACTGAAGATGATCGCCGACCTGTTCGGTGAACACCTGCCTGACGCCCCGTATCCGTTCCCGGTGCGCGGCGGCATGAAGGCGATCATGCGTCAGGACTTCGTCACGAACGTCGACGTCATCCCGGTCAGCGACCCGAACATCTCGTCGTCGGCCCAGCGCATGATGCGCGCAGAGGCGCTGCTCCGCTTTGCGACCCAGCAGCCGGAGCTGCACGACCTGACCGTCGCGTTCCGGCAGATGTATCGCGAGATGGGCATCGACGAGCAGATCGTAGAGATGATCCTGCCGAACAAGCAGAAGCAGGCCGTCCCGCTGGATCCGCTCACGGAGAACCAGAACGCGATCATGGGTATGCCGCTCAAGGCTGCGGAGTATCAGGATCACGACGCGCACATCGCTGCTCACGCGCCGATTGCCGGCGAGAACCCGAACCTGCAGGCGCACATCAACGAGCACTTGGCGCTCAAGCTGCGGGTTCAGGTGCAGCAGATGATCGGCCAGCAGCTTCCGCCCCCGGGCCAACCCATGCCGCCCGAGCTGGAGAACCAGCTGGCGATTGCAGTGGCTCAGGCGATGCAGCAGCTGGCGCCGATGTACAAGCCGCAGCAGGAGCAGCAGGTCGATCCTCTCGTGCAGGTCGAGGCGTCCAAGGTTGAGCAGAAGGCCACTAGCGATAAGCGCGATGCTGATGTAAAGATGGCAATCGCGGAGCTGAAGTATCGCAGCGACGAGGAAGACCGGAAAACGAAGGAACGCATCGAGGGGCTGAAGATCGCCGCAGAGGCCGCTCGCAATCTTGGAGATTAGGAATGGCTGATAACTCGATGCGCAGCAAGGCCGCTGCGAT